AGTTGCACTCGAGGATAGCGGCTCAGAGTTGAAGGCAACGGCGGTGACCGTTGATCCCACGAGTTTGTAACGCACCATAACGGTTGCTGTGGTGCCAACGTTGCTGCACGCGACAATATAAGCGTCGGTGTTGTCGTTGAGGATGGAGGTCTCGACCACGCCGTTGAGGCATAGCGAACGTCCGGTGGCAAGCAAGGTAGGGGCAGGGCTTGGTGATAGAGCTGGGTGCATGGTGTGCAGGCCATTGGCCTGCTGCGGCACGCGCTTCTGGGTTGCAGGCCGGCGTGCCGCGCGCTTCGGGCGCGGCTTGCTGGGCTGCGGCTTCTTCTGGCCTTTGGGGGCCATATTGCTGAAAGAGTAGTCGTCGGGAATCGGCCGGCACAGGTGCGGGCGGAGAACAGTTGATGCACGCTCGGTTGGCGTGCTAAGCTGGAAGCCTCAGAAACTACGATGACGGTGAGTATTCCAGAATGGTAGGGACCCACATACGACGAACCACGAGAGGCTCCTGGGCCAGGAAGCGGCGCCCGGTGCGGCGGTCTGCGCGAACGCAAGTAGAGCTCTCCCGCACCGCGACTTCGTCATAAACAATCAACGCAGCTATAAAAAGTTGTGAATGTAAACCGCCGGCGCGCAGAACGACGGGTGATACACGCATTTCACAGTAGAAAAGCCCGAGCCCATCACATGGGACCGGTGAAACGATGGGCCTGCCTCGACATGTAATCACTTGCCTGCATCATGCCGTCCGTTGGGACCCAGTGACTGTTAACGGGGCAAGCCGTTACTGGGTTGGTCCAACGCGTCCCATCTAGACTTGGGTAAAACCCCACACCTGCGGCAGGACAACTGGACGAGAACGTGGTGCTCAAGAAACCACGATCGTTAGCTGAACCAGGCATACCCGCAGAATGTTGCACAGCCAGCCCAGGCGGGGACCTGAACTGACCGCTCGCCGCGAACGACCCCGTAGCCACGGAAACCGTACTTCTAGCAGGCGCCACCCCGCTAGTCGCTGCTCCATCACCCGGTGAGTGCGTAGCGCCAGCTGCTTTCGCCGCTGGTTTGCCAGGCTTGGTCCGGCGGACCCCCCTCTCACCTGATTTCCGGCCAGCTCCGCCTAAAGAGCTGGCCCCGCTTTCGGAACCGTCACAAGAGTGCGCCGTAGCCCGGGGTGCGCGGGAACGTGCTTGCATCGCACTCAGCTCTGCCTTCGCTTTGGCAAAACACCTCGACGGTCCCACCTCAGAAGCGAGGTGAGGTTTGCTCCCTGTAACTCTCAATGCAAGAGGAACGCGTAACTGTCTGATGCCTAGCATGTCAATCAACATCCCGGGGGTACTGAAGTGTTCCTCGCATAATACGAACTCGCGAGCGTAACTTTCAAAGTCTTCCCAGGCGCTCTTGGCGGCCTCAAACTGTGGCGGCTCGAAGCCGGAATTGAGCAACTCCGGCATCAAGTGAGGGTACACCTCATGTCCACTTACGTAGTCTACAACGCTCAAATAGCATTTTTCTAAGTCCTGTTCACGGGCTAAGCCTTGCCCCGTGAAGTCCCCCCAACCTAGACGTAATCGATCCTTTTCGCTCGAAAACTGCGCTTCGACCCGGTTCTTTCCGAGCTTCTGCGCGCTGGTTAGGTGGAATCGTGCATAAGCCAATACAAGCCAACGCAATCCAGGCGTCTGTGCGTGTAGCGGTGCTTGTAGCAGGAGCATGGTAGCGCATTCGGTATGGAAGGCACGCGTCCAGAGTACCATTGGCACCCCGGATTTCTCGTCCACCTCCAGTTGATTGCTACACAAGATCTCGAGCCTCTGCATCGCTCGATCGGGTTTCGACAAGTGGATAGTGACTCCGTCAGGTCTCCACATGTGGTAACGCGATAGCACTTCAACGCCCTGCGCTGGTGTCGTGACTGCTACTGTGATCTCCTTGCCGAATGAGTCGAACTTCTGCTTCAACCACTCGACGTTGCGCACCCATTCCTTAGGGACACGCCACAACAAGTCATCGCCATCTCCGGTATCGTGAGCGTAGCGCTCACTCAAGTCGTTGATGTCGAGGTGACCGTTGTCATCGAGCGGTTTGTCTAGCGCAGATGTTGAGTCAAAAGCGGCTTGGGATTGCTGCAACATGATGGCCCAGCATATCATCATTACGGTGATGCGGTTGCCGATCGAAGTCGCGCGCTCCCCCGAAAAGAGCACTTCGCACTGCACGTCCAGGATGACCTCTATGAACCTCAGCCTCCAGTGTATCTTGTCCTGGTAGGCAAAGGTGCGCGGAAACGAGACGTCTTTCCACACAGCATCGACCGCGTGCTCAGCAACCAACCGCATACACTGACGAATGAACTCCTTCTCCGCGGGGGTGTAGGAGGAATCGAAAGCGACAAAGTCGATGCTTAAGAACACGCAGGCTGCGGGGCATTTCTTGAGCAGCTCCAAAATGAAACCGTCGTTGCCCTCGATGGTGCGGCCTTTGAGAAGGCGCGAGGAGTACATCCGCTTAAACAGCACCTCAAGTGGGTGCGCAAAAACAGCGGTTCGTCCTGCCTCCTTTGGTCCTGGGTTGCCTATAAGCCGGGGCAATTTACCGAACATCGCAGCCTCGCCAGGCTTACAGAACCCCGCCAAGACGGGGTTTTCGGCGTTCGCCGCCACATACTCCTCCACCATGTGGCGCAGTGAACTGGACCACTGCATGGGCGTAGTCGCATCGTCGACTGGATTCACATCGCATCCACTTGCGGCTTCAGCGAGTTTACCCAGAAATCGGCGGCGTGCAACGTCCAATGCAGTGGCAGCTCCTAGCTGCACTGGCGGCATGAGGCGCGTGTGGCGCGTACTGCCAAAAAGTTCGTTTATAGGGCTCGAGTGCATTGGGCCGATGGTGTCGCACAAAGGCGGCGCCCGTAGAGTGGCGACCACGCGTCCCTCTTTCAGCTCAGCGGCGTCGAAATAATCGCGAATGGCATCGTTGTCGAACTTGACGCGCACTCCGGCGCGCGTGTTCTTCATCTTGCCATCTGTATCGCGCCCTCGGATCGCGTTGGTCCCGGGAACTACGTGAGAGCTCTCGCCAGGTTCATCGTCCTCTTCGGATTCGTCGTCGTTGGCTGACATGTCGCTAGAGATGATCTCATAAAGCCCTACTGACGCCGCAGCACAGACAATATGAACCACGTTGGCATAGGTGGAAGCTTCAAGGGAGGTCATCTTTAGCTTATGAGTCTCCTTCTCAGCGACTTTCTTAGCCCGCGTGATCGCAGGAAATGAGGCCACTCCGCTGCTGATCTTCTCCTGCTCGGCCCTGTTGATGGATTCACCTAAGTTCTTCCACACATGGCCTGATACAGCGAGGTCGACCGTAGAAACCGTGCACGTCAAAAATTGAGCCGCACGAACATAAAAACGTTTTGCGAAGTCGGTGTCAAGCTCGTCACACAGCGTGACGCGAACAACAGTCGGCTTGGGTAGGCGTGAAACATAACCCAGTCCCAGGGGTCCCGCGCTAAGAAGTCGAGAGTACTCCAGGGGAGCCGTCCTCCAGATTTTTTCGGTAGCCGCGAGATCGCACTTGGGGCGAGTCGCGCAGCATCCGTTTTTCCAGGAGTGGCTCAAAGAAGGTGCATGCAACTGTTCGAAATCGGGCATCATGCTTCGCATGAAGGTAGCCATCCCCGATTCCAGGCCTCCGTCGTGCTCAAGCGACTAGGAAAACCTTCCTTTTGGCAGCTTGAG